ATGCGGTTCAAGACCAAAGAAAGCCAAAACACAATCAGGATGTGGGCGATTGGTATTTGTCATAGCCATGATTTCTGGTGAAGCAAAAGTAAGTTCAACGCCATTGTCATCTGTAACGATTTCGTCATTAACGAGAATTCCTGTGGTTGTAGCAGCAATTAGGTTCGTTGAAAAACGCAGAGTATCCATACCACCCTTACGCTCTTCGCCAGCATTCTTGCGCCACGACTTAAGTTGGTTCTGTGTGATGTTTGGAGAGACACGAATCATTACACCAGGTCGCTCTGGAATTGCGATGTGGACATCTCCACGGCGAACTTTCTCTTGGATGAGTTTCTTCAAACTCTCCAAAACATTGCCTTCGCTCTTTGGATCATCTGTTGTGCTACGAGCACTTACCGTTGACTTTTCCGAGTAAGCGTCGTCTGAACTGAATTGAATGTTGGTCATAGGCGAAACACTAACACGCCTAACGCTGTAGAAATGTAACCCCTAAATTAGGAGTATCAGGCAACTGGTGCGTTACCAACAGAGACAGTAGCAACACTGAAAGTCAGTGTGAATGTCGCTGGGGTACCCGAGGTTGCATCGCCGTCTGGCTCAGTCAAACCTACAAGCAAAGCCTTCGTGTACTGGCGGTCAGAGCCCGGTACAGCAATATCGCAGTCAAAAAGATGGACATCAATGTCGTAGCGGACGCGACCAACAACTTGGCGCAATTGCTGAATCTTTGAGATAAAAGCCTGATCAGTTGACACATAGCCAGTCAAAGTGATGTCACCAATTTCCATTGGAGCACAAAGGGTTTCGGAGAACAAGTCGCCACCATGGTAAACCTTTTCTACCGAAGCAGTGATTTCGCCACCAGAGATCTGTGTGAAGTAGTCAGGGAAAGTCGGCAGACCAACAGTACCTTCCGATGGCGTGATCTTGCCAACGATTTGGCGCTGTGTAGCGAGATTCTTGAACAGTGTTGGACGAGCCATTTATTCCTCCGTTATGCCAAAGCAGTTGTTAGATTTGACTTGATGAGATCTACTTCAATCTTGTCACCGATACTTGAGACGCGAACACCCAGTCGTGCTGAAACTGTTCCGTTTTCAAGAGCAGTCAACGGGTTGATGGAAGCATCGCACTTGATCGTGTAACCGTAGTCAATACGGCGACCGTCTGTTGCGAAACCTTCATAGAAGCCACCGTTGATGCGGATTGGTTCAACAACTGATTGGATTGAGTTGATGATGTTTGCGAAAAGCGTGCTACGACCATCAATGGTTGAGAATACAAGATCCTCAAGACGGTTGTTTGCTTGCGTAACAATGTAGTTGATTGTGTCGCGTGCGGTAATGAAACGCCACTGTGTGGTGTTTGTAGAGTGCGAGCGTGCACCGTAGATGCGGACACGACCGTTAATCAAACGCAATGGGTTCACATACGAAGCGTCCATCAGATCTGCTTCTGCACGGCTCACTGGAAGTGCAAGACCTGTAACGAACGTTGCTTCAGAAGCAACACCTGCATAAGCCTTCCAAGGACCAACAGCGTTGTGTGTCTTTGAACGAACAGCGGCTACATAAGCCTCTGCTGGAATATCAACGGTTGCTGAATCAACAGGGATCTGTACCCACGGGTGGTAGAAAGCCATGGATTCATGCAAACTTAGACCTGTGTAACCAGTTGACGCCGAACGGGCTTGAGCAAGCGTTGCGGTGGATGCGAAACCACAAAGAGCGATACGGTTGTATGTCGCAGCATGCGTGCGAAGCGCATCGTAAAGTGCTGTGTCGCTTGAACCAGTGGCGAAACCCGGTGCCGCTACAGCACCCGATCCGAAGTCATCAATGAAGAAGTCCAAAGCAGCAATTGCATCACTCTTTGCAACAGTTCCATCAGCACCGTTTGACGGCGATGTAGCAGCAGCGGTTGCCAACAGTTGTGAAGCAACTGCTGACGCTGTTAGCGAGGCTGTCATATAAAGTGTTGCTGTGGCATCTGCGTTTACTGCTGTGATGCACTCCGTCAGGCTTGTGTAACCAGTTCCTGAGAAAATAGTGTTTCCGTTGTAGGCAACAAGTAGATCAAAAGTCGTTGTGTTGTTCGTTGCGACAAAAGCAAGGCTGTTAGCCCAAGCACCCTTACCACTAGCGGTGAATGTGATTCCAGGACCGCTTGAGGTTGAAGTGGTAAGTGCTTTTGTTCCTACAACACCAGCGGAGGCTGTTACGCGAGCGAAATATGCGCTAACTCCACCTTCTTCAAAGAAGGTTTTCATTGAGTACCAAGAGTACGAACCCGAAACATGACCACCAAACTTGGTTTCAAAATCAGCCAAAGAGGTGATTTCTCGTGCTGCTGTGCTCACTCCTCTTTCGGATGTTCCAACAAGAAAGAATTTCGCTGCTGGAGCGGTTCCAAGATTGGTTGCACCTGTACGAACTGCGGTTGTAATTGTTACGCCGGGCATCTAGCACCCTCCATTTGAGTTGAAGAAATTTCCGTAAAACGAGTATACATTAATTAAACTGTCTCAACAGAAACATCATTATTTGGACTGGTTGGTTCTTCTGCTTCTTTTTTATTTTCTGGCTCATCCACAGCAGGAAGATCTTCTACTTCTGTAGGCGATTGGCTGATGGTGGATGACTTCTTTTTTTTTGGATTTTCGCTAGCCTCTTGAACGCTTGGGCTTTCTTGTCCTCCAACGACGACGAGAAGTCCTTCTTTGATCAAGTCAACTACTGCGTCTGTTTCCTCAATCCATGCACTTGTTTCTCCCTGAAGCAGGTAGCCTTCTTCGGTTACTTCAAGGTAGCCTTTAGTTGCATTCCAAACCCGCAGAAGACCTGCTTTGCCTTGGATGTCGTAAATTGGTTCCATAGATTAAAAAGTCTCCGTTGTACTGCGCATGTTGTAATTTTCAATGTCGTACCCAGTTATTGCCGCAATTTGATCACGATAAATAACTTCGTTAAGTACTAAATCATACCCTAAATATGCTCCCGCTAATACACGGTCACCTTTTATGAGGGTTAGGTCAGAAAACTCTTCCCTGAGCGAGGATTCGTCAATATAAATGTCGGCTTCGGTGTCGCTGTCGTACTGTGTGAGACATGGTCTGTCCATGAGGGCTGACCGCAAAACCGTTGTCAACCTATCTCGCAACAATGTAACAGCCTCTGAACCTTCAGTTTTAGCCCACACATAGGTGCGCATACTGTAAGTAACACGATAAAGAGGGTCACCCTGACTGCCCTGCATCATCCTCTCAAAAGGCGAAGTGGATATACAAACCGTGATAATTGTCGGCCAGTGATCCAAAGCAATCGGCTCATAAGTTAAAAAGAACTCAGGAGTAGGCAACTCGTTGGAATCCAAGTTCCAGCCAGAACGATAACGATTAATCCTGCTTGGAAGATCAGCAGTCAAATATCTATTTACATAGTACTTAGCCCATTGTGCGCCATGCATCAAATCAGTAACAGGTACGGTCATAAGTCCACCTTACTCAAACGCCAAATCGCCAGCCCCAACACCCAACTTGCCATCAGCAACATGCCTTGCCGCAAGCAAAGCAACACGCTCAGCAAAACCAGCAGGCTCATAAACAAGTTTTCGTTTAGGCATCTTCGTTGTCCCATATTGATGAAACTTGGCATATTCAACATCAGTACCAAAAGTTGCCTTCTTCAAACCAATAGAATTCACACCACCATTAAGATTGCGCAAAGAATTAAAAAGTTTTCCGCTTCTCACCATGTCTGGTCTACCGGGAAAATTCGTTGCTTTCCACGCGGCATACTTAGGACTCAAAGGTGACCATCCTCCAACAGGCAAACCATTTTGAGCAAAGTTTTGACCATTCATTAAACCAAGTTCTCTTTTAGCCCACCTAAACACTGGCTTGAAATCCGTGGAACGTTTTTCCATGTCTTTCATTCTCTTGATTGCTGCTCTGGCATCAATTGTGATTTTGATTTTCAGATCAGACGCCATGGGTTAAGAGATCCTATTTCTGCGCCAACGCTTAACAGCATTCAATTCTTTTTCCAAGAATCCTGTTTCCATTAATGCAACTTCACGAGCACCCAAATCCTTAATACCGACAACATCATCATGCATGTTTTGAACTTCACGAGCAGCGGCTCGGAGTATCATAAGTTTGAACATTGGGGT